AATGAGGTTTATTATACAGTTATTCGTTTTAAAAGTCAATAGTAAAATAATATAAAATGCTACTTGACAAGACTTATCAACATACTATATATAGTAGGTATGAAGTTCAGAAAGATACTAGATGTTGTGTCAAGCTTAAAATACCGGTACTTGTTTTTTTGTTGGTTGTGTGATAATTTTGCAACAGAGAAAAAAGAAGCTGAAACTGAAGGCACAAGCGCCAAGCGGAAGGCACAAGCGTAAGTTTCTGAAGGCACAAGCATCAAGCGGAAAGGCACAAGCGTGGGAGTACCGAGAAAACTAAGCGAAAAACAAATAATTTTTGTCAAAGAGTTAATTTACAATGAAGGTAAAATAACAGCAACAGAAGCTGCTATTCGCGCCGGTTACCCGGAAAGTAATGCAAGACATTACGCTTCTAGATTACAAAATCCTAAATATTCTCCTTTAGTTGTAGACTATGCTAGACAAATTAGAGAAGAAGTGCAGAAGAAATATGATGTTGATATACATAGACATTTTAAAGAATTACAAAAAATAAGAGAAAAGGCCTTGGAAGAAGGGTCATATTCAGCAGCAGTGCAGGCAGAGGTAGCCAGAGGTAAGGCTGCTGGACTGTACGTAGAACAAAAAATAATTAAACATGGTAAATTAGATCAACTAACAGAAAATGAGTTAGATGAAAAAATTGCGGAACTTATGCGCGAGATGAAAATAGTTGATGGTGAGTTGATAGACGAGTCTAAGAAGACCTCTTCTTCAAAAGATCAATTAACCAAGGGTTATCCCAAAAAACATTCAAAAGCCAGTTAGTCATACTGTTTGTCACTTGCTCTTCGTGCTTGTCATCAGTAAGTGGCCCGCCATCTTGGTTAAGCGAACTGTTGTATATAATCGCATGAATTATTTCGTGAAGCACTGTATTAATAAGCTGGTCTCCCTCAAGTTCTTTTTGAATATCAATACGACATTCTTTAGAAACAAATTCTCCGAAACAATCTACGTTATCTTTAAGAAAAGAAGGTTCTACAAAATTAAATGTAAGAGTATTCCAACCAACTTTAACTGTTTTCGGCAACATTGCACATGTAGCCAACGTAGTTTCTGTTGTCGATGTCTTTGACTTCGAGTCTTTTTTGTTGAATAATTTGTTCATAAGCTACCTCACAGTTGTTTGTTAGATATAACTCCGTATGGATCGGGGAGTCAAGATAGAATGTTCCATAGACGAACCAGACTGATATTACTAATTCCATATGGCTCTCATAGAATGAAATTCACTTTCTTAAATTAAAAACCAATGTTTTCATCGTAAAATGTCACTTTAAACTAACACAAATGATACTAAACTAACACAAAACTAACACATACATTATGTATATATTTCAATATGTTAACTATCTTTTTATGTGTTTGTGTTAATGTGTTAACCTTACTCAAGTCAATTTTATTTTTTTGTATTTCATTTCATACTCCTTATACAACTGTTCGTTGTCCGTAAGCTGTGTAACGTAGTTCGTTAACAATGGTCTGTCAGCAACACTTACCTTTTTTCGACGTTTTTTAGTCCTATATTTAATAGCCAAAGATTTTTCGACTTTGCTTATTTTCCGCTCGCACCGCATAAAAGGCAACATAGCTCGATAAAGGGGCTGTGCGCTTGAACTCGACAAAAACAGTCTAAACAAATCTTTTCGTTTTACAAGTCTTCTATTTTTAGAGCCTTTTTTACCAAAAAAACCGTAATTTCTTTTTGAAACACCTATGTCCCGTACAAAAAAACCTAGTTTTTCCAGTCTAGTTTTACAATACCGCATAATACTTTCGTTAGTATTGACCACTTCAAACTTAACTTCGGGAGGTGCCACGTATTTGTAGTGCTCTCCTTTAGAATTAATCCTATTTTTAACGCTTTTGCAGATCATAAATGCCCCTTCAGCCTCACAGTACCCCGTAAACCACGCCATAAACTCTTCATCAGTGTGTGCCATGTAAGGAACTTGTTCAAAAGAAGGCAGGTAAATTGTTTTTTTAGAAAATTGATTGCTCCTGGAGTAGTTCTCAAAAGACCTTAAAAATTTTTCTGCATTTTTTGTTTTCTCAATTAAGTACGGCAAAATTTGTTGGCAAATATAACGTGACCTTAAACCACCTACGCTACATACATATGCAGTCTTACGATTGTAACCATCTTGCCTATTTTCTTTCTTAGCTTCTCGAAAAGAAACGCAAAACAAATCAGCTAACCATTCTACAATTTCTCGATCAATAAGTTTTATGTGTATTTTTCTATCATTGTAACCGTCTTTATTTTTTAAAGTTGAAATACACCCGTCGCCGTCCATCCATCCCGCAATGTAGGCCCAAGTAAGATTGGAAACGTTTTTTAATTTAAGAATAACTTTTTTGTCGTTCTCTTCCGTTGACCGCAATCCCTTTTTTATAATCACTTTTTTAGCTTCCGGTTTTCGGCGCGCCGCTTAGCAGCCCACTTATGGTCCGCACACCTGTAGCCACAATATTTTTTGTGTTTTTGTGCTATGTGATGTATCTGAAATTCTTCACCACATGTCACGCATATTTTAGTGTCCTGAAACATATTACTGTACGCTTTTAGTTTCTTGTAGACAATCGCCGTACGTTTCTAAAAATGTTCTGCTGCCATCAGTGTATTCTAGGTTAACCTGTATAGATGCGCCGTTAAGGCAGGCCGGGTTCTCCACACTAAGGTCTCCTGATAACTGCATCTGGTTCGTAGAACCTATAAATACGTTGATACGATCACTGAATATGTGAATCAACTGACACACATCTTCGTTGCTAAGTCTGTTAGCAAAATCTATTAATTCATCTGGTTTCATTGTTGTTCCTTTCTTTCTGTTTTAGCTATCTGTGGTGGGAATCTTACTTACCCACATGTTTCACAAGTTAATGCAAGTTGACATTATATGCTACTTCAACTAGCTCGGTTTCTTTCAGGCATTCGCCCATATTTCCACTTCACCATGCGTTACCTCTTAACTAAAAGGTTTTTCCGCCACACAAACCATAATAGGTAATTAATCTATTATGTGCCGTTGTTTCCTATATAATACTTGTTTATGCTTATGTCAATATCTTTTTTTAATTTTTAATGACTAAGAAACGCGCCACCCAGTCGAGCAAGGGCCTCTATTCTTTTATTTGCCTTTTCTAAACGCATTTCTTTCAATGCTTTCGCATGCTTAGACCATATGTGTCTTGCGCTGTCTGACAAATCTTGTTTCAACAAATGGTTCACCTTGTTCGTTCTTAGTTCTAATAATTCTTCTTCTGTAAAAATCATTTTTGTCATTAATTACTCCTTCCTTGACCTTTATATCTCTTTTTACTAAACTTCTTGTTTGGGCTTTTCGAATGTCGCCCAGGACGTTTAATTCTTTTTTTAGTAACGTGGTCACTATCATAGAACTTACTACGTTTAACCATTTAATTTATTACCTCTTGGTTACCTACAAGAACAGTGTGTATCTCTGCAACGTTTTTGCGCAACACATCGATTTCGCTCGAGCACCAGTCTGCGTTTAAGTAATATGTCTGCTGCACACATATTACTGTAAGCAACACAATACCAATAAACTTAATAAAAGTATCAAACATCATTGCACCACAATTATAAGCCTATATTTTTCTGGCGCGCCCACAATTGAGTTTGGAACAAGATCTATTTTTTTTATATCAAAAGATGTTTGCCCGTCCGCAAATCCTAAAGGCACAGCCAAAGATACTTTTGCATTAGCGCCTTCCTCAGACTCACAAAATTTATTTAATTTAGTAACAACTTCTTTTGTTGTCCACCTTGTATAGTCGCCAAATAAAGGTTTTTTTGGTTTATTAGTCATTGTAATACCTCTCGCATCGTTTTAACCATTTATATTTGTAGTCATCCAGCCGTTGACCATTGATCGTAAACATTTGTAAAGTCATACCACGCGATGCCATGAGAATTACGCCTGCTTCCATCTTAGTTTTATACAACGCATCATGGGCCATCATATACGCTGCCAGCTGAATATAATAGTCTTCAATCCATTCGTCTTTTTTAGGTTTATTAGTTTGCTTAAAATCAATAATTGCTGGTTGATTTTCCCAAATTGCAGTACAATCAGCCGTCCCTCCGTAGAATGTAGGGTAGAAGAGGGGGACTTCTGTACCCCAGTATTCATCCACGGAGGGCAAACCACGCTCAATAATGAGCTTTGCCATACGCTTTCCAATAACTCCGATGTTAGTAATATCATCGTAGCCTACTCCTTGTATATGGCACTCAAGGAATTTGTGCATCGCTGTCCCTACGGCTGCCGCTTGGTTTTTAACCGCTTCTGCCGTCTTTTCGCCAACTCGATCGCGCCACTTTTGTAAACCTTCTTTGTCTTTCTTGGTTTTTGTTGCGGAAATAATAGTTGCAACAGATGGTAAAAACTTGCCTTCACCTTCGTAGTGACGTTTTCCATTAACTGTTTTACGTTTGACATCTTTGTAAGAATATCTTTCTGTAATTAGCGAAACCGGTTCTTTATTTTTTTGCGTGACCATTTAACTTTAGTGCTTTTGCTTTGTCTTTTGCTAGGTGTTCTATTAATTTAGCGAGCGAGAATGTAACTCCAAGCTCTGTAGACAGGTGTTCTTTCACTAATTGTAGTTCTTTATATGCTGCTTTTGAGAGAGAAACAGACGAGTATTTTCTGATGTCTGGCATCGTATTGACCTTTCTTTATATTACATAGTTTATAGTGTAACTTCGCGACCAGTTTCCTGTTCAAAAATTACATTGAGAGTGCGCAGCTTATTTTCCAACTGTGTTATGTGTTGTTTAAGCAACTTATTTTCTTCGTGTAATCTTGTCGTCTCAAAGTCAACGCCGGATACAAAATCCGACAATAAATTATTATCCATATAGATTCCTCCATATTATGTTATAATCTCCTACCTTATATAGTATATTACTATTGACTGTCAACTAAATATTGATATTATTACATAAAAAGAAAGAGGTATTTATGAGAAAAGAACTACAAAATAGACGTCCTGCGTTTGCATTTAACATACTAGACTCGGGCGGTACGCCTTACAGACTAACAACTTCGTTCGAAAATGAAAATGTTAAAGAAGTTTGGATTAATGGTGGAGGCAAGGTAGGCACCGAAAAACACGACATATTGACTGAAATAGGGCGAATTATATCTGTTGCATTACAAAATGACGTTCCCTTTGAAGAACTAAAGTCTTGCGCAACATATCATTCTAATGGCCGGCCTTCTACTGTTGTTGGCGAGGTATTTAACGCGATAGATTTTAAAAAGAAATCTTAATTATTCTTTATCAAAATCATCTTCGTAATCGGGCTCAAAAGATATGTCCATATTAATATCCATTTGAGGGTCTGCTTCAAATTCAAACAACAACTGTTCTTTTATTTTGTCAACAGCATCTGCTACAGTAAGAGGAATATAAATTAATTTACCGTTTTTATATTGTTTAAAGTTTTGTTTACACAACTTGCAAAAATATTTATTGCCTTTCATGTGTTTCATAGATGTCAACTTATGACAGCCGGGACACATAGATACGTTAATAATATTATTTTTTTCGTTCACTTAGCTTCTCCCCAATTACTAGCTAGTGCATAATCAACTACACTAGGTACGTTTAACTCTACACAATTTTCCATTTTATTTTTTATATTGAGTGCCTGCTTTTTGTTTTCAACAGATATGTTTAGTTCGTCATGCACTTGTATATGAGGTATGATACCATCCTCTTCGTATAAGTCCACCATTGCTTTCTTTGTCTGATCGGCAGCAGATCCTTGTATTAGTTTGTTTAATGCTTTGTAAGTACCCGCGCGTTTATAATTACCGTGCCCCAACGCAGAAATTGCTTCTTCTTTAGTTTTATAAAAACCTTTGACACCAAACTCACGGGGCTCATAAAATGGAAAACGACAGTGCCGGCCCAAGAGTGTCTTAATCTCACCGCGCGCAGATGATTTGTCCATAACATTGTATGTAAGTTGTTTAACAAACGGAACTCTGTTTTGATATATACTTATTATTTCGTCGGCCTCTTCTTTACCAATACCTAACTCATTCATTAACTTGCCTTTACCCATACCATAAAACAATCCAAGATTAATTGTCTTGGCTTGGCTTCTTGGTATCTGCGCTATCTCTGCAACCATTTTATGAAAGTCAGCTTTGCCCTCCCGGTAGCCGTTGATAATTGTCCGTACATCAAGACCGTCTGCATATGCATAATGCACAACCAATCTTGGTTCCTGTTGCGAGTAATCAAATGTACCCCATTGCATACCGTCTTCTGGTATAAACAAACTACGAATCATTTTCTTTATGTCTTCGTTACGTGCCGGTATCTGTTGCAGATTAGGATTCGAATAACTAAATCGACCAGTGACCGTACCGCCGTCATCACTTCTCATCTGATGTATCTCTGAATGTATTCTGCCCTTATGCTGGTGCCGGAGTATGGTGTCAATAAATGTTGTATTGGCCTTGTTCATTTCTCTTGCCTCTACAATTTTTTGTGCAATCTCGTGTTCGTGGTTAAGTAAAAAGTTTTTAGTAAAACTTGGTGCATTGCTCTTTGGTGTACGTGGGTATGTAATTTTTAATTTATCAAATGCTTTTGCAATAGATGCTGCGGCCCATATTTCTATGTCAATGCCGCATATCTTCTTGATTTCTAACATCAATTGTTTTTCTCTAGCCGACAGTTGTTTCTTTGCAATATCAGCTTGGTCAAGGTCTACGCGCACGCCGTGAGCGCGCATATCAATCAAACAAGGCTGTAATCTTGTTTCTAAATCGTAAATGTCTTGGAGCTCTTGCTTATCTATTTCTTCTTTGTTTAACAAATAAAGATCGTACGTTAATCGTGCATCGTATTCTGCGTACTCTCCAACATGCATAGACGGCAACTTGTACATTTCTTTTTTAGGGTCAACACCAAACTCTTTCGCTGCTGCAACCAATAAATCTTCATTCTTAGTCCTGCCTAGTTTTTCTTTTGCTAAACTATTTAAAGTATATGAGTATCTGTTCTCATCAATTAACGCACTAGAGATCATGGTATCGTGTATCTTGCCGTTGACCGTTATCCCTAGACTTCTAAGCCATCCAATATCGTACGACGCATTATGAAAAACTTTATCACAATCAAGCTTGGCCACACCTTTAAACCAATCTAAAACTTTTGTCTTATCTAAGTTGCCACCGTTGTGTGCAATCGGATAGTACCCTTCCCAATCTGCCGTCGCGACAGCAATCCCGGTTACATAACCATTGTTCGTTGCCCAACCAGAACCATGCGTAGTCAAATTTGTATCACACGTCTCCAAGTCAATCGCTACTAATTTTTCGTTAGACAAGTCGGGAAAATATTCTTTTGGCGACCACTCGGTAGGTGCGTTGTATACAAATTTATTCATACTGCTCCTTTAATTTATTTATAAACCAAATAGCTTTATCTAAATCTTCTATTGGTTTTCCTTTATGCTCGTGGCGCCATAAATATTTTATAGCGGAGCCTTGTAAATAAAATTTAAACCCGTCTCCTTGGCATGCTGCAATTGCATCAATGCAACCAATACCGCCTTTGTTATAATGCGATGGATAGTTTACCGGATCGTGTTTCTTTTTCATTTCTTATTCTCCTATGGATTTAGTTAATAGATCGAAGACTAGGCTTATGGTTGTGGTAGCACAAGACCATGGACTCGCACACGCCACAATAAAGAACTGTTAGAGTATTATGATGGTACGTTTCGTCTGTTTCTTGTTCCTCTAAAAAATTTAATTTTTCTCCGCACTGCAAACAATTCATAATGCTAACCTAAAATACATATTAGTTTGTGGAAGTAATACATGTAGTTCTTCTTTCGCTCTAGTTGCACCAACATAGAAGACGCGTTGTTCGTCGTCAGAATCTTTCTGATATGAGCTGTATGTCTTTATGTTCATGTCCGTTGTTAGTAATACATTATCACATTCGCCGCCTTTTGCAGCATGAATTGTTGAAATTTTTATTCTTGGTTTTTGAGTAATATCATCACTATTCATAGACAGTCGTAACAAATATGCCCTGTCGCGTAAGTTTATTTTCTCTAACGCATGGTGCCACTCGCCGACACTGAAAGGACCAAATAAAATTTTTAAAGTATCTAAGTCATACAAATGTGAAGCATTCATTTTTTCTAACTCCTCTTCATACTTGTCAGAAACTTTTTTATAAAAAAAAACTTTTTTTATTGTAGCCTTGTCAACCATCTCTCCCGCAGCTAATTGATTCCAACCAACAACTGCATCAAACATTCTTTGCGCAATAGGTTTAATTATATTTTTATATTCTTGTTTTTCGTACCACAATCCTTGATTGCGACATGCCTCTTCTAATTTATTTAAAATAAATTTATCTCTTCCAAGCAACAACCAGTTGTCCTTAGAAAGATCAATACTATCAATGGTTTGGTGGTATTTAACAACGCCATCTTCTTCCTGTGGCTCCCAAGTTTTTTCTATTCTGTTTTTAGTTACGTTAATTATTTGTTGAGCAAATTCTTGCACTTCTTTTTTAACGCGGTATGACTTTGGCAAAACTACTTCTTCGGCAGGATAATCTATAAATCGTTCAACGTCTGCTCCAAGCCATCTGTAAATTGCTTGGTCGTCATCGCCTGCTAAATATAATCTCTCTGACGTAGCTGCAAAGTGTTCAATCATTGCCCATTGTAACGGTGTCAAATCTTGCGCCTCATCAATAAACACAACGTCTAATATAGGTAATAAATTTTCATTAACAGCTTCGTAGATCATGTCAGCGTAATCAATGTATCTATTTACTTCTTTAAATTGTTCGTAGGCCGTTGACAAATGTTCAAGATACTTCCAGTCAACTAATGTTGTGTCAACATACTTTCTATAGTGTTCCTCTAACGGTATACCACGTGCACGTGCAAGGTTGTGCTGATTTAAATAAATGTTGTCAGACATTCCTGTTTCAGTATCAATAACTAGTTTTGCTTTAAGACCAATTTTTTCTGCAAAAGATTTAAATTGTGGCTTACCCATAACGGTTCGTCCTTCTTGATCAATGGAATGATAGCCGCATGAATGCAGTGTCGAAAACCATTTAAAACTTTTTTTATCTAAATCAAATTTTTCAATCGCTCTATCGCGTGCTTCGTTTGCTGCTTTCCGTGTAAACGAAAAATATCCGATCTTGTCTATCGACGAACTTTCCATTTCTTTTTCAACGTAATTAAGGAGTGTGGTTGTCTTTCCTGTTCCTGGCGGCCCTAACACCTTTATTACTTTTGCCACTAGTAGGATTCTTTCTCTTTCATATCCGGAGTCGCTACTTGAATATCCTCCATATCGTCAATAAACTCTGGTATTGTCCACACACTAGGAGTTACATCTCCATCAGGTTTTTTAATACGAACTGTTTTCTTAATGCCTTTTAATTCCTGCTCAATAATCCTTACCATTTTATTTCTATGAAACACTGTAAATTTTTTCTTCTGTAAAAAATCCTCTAAGTCTTTTAGAAAAAAATGATGCTTCCTGTCTGAGTTAGATTCTCGATTTAACCACGGCTTGCCTAGTGCCAGCTCCTCTTTCGTTTCCGCAGCGCCTTTGTTAGTGCACCATTCTTTTAAATACTCAATAAACTGCTCTGTGTTACTGACACCTTTAATTGGAGTGTGTGTAGCGTTACTAAGTATGGCACCTATCTTTTCAGTCCATCTAGGTGCAGGAATTATTTTTGGCATGGTATTATTTTGTTCCATGCAACGACGTTGGAATCTAATCTGGTTTTGTAAATCTTCTGTCTCTAGTTCCAATGGTTTATCTACGCCATCTAAAGATAGAAACCACAACGGAGGCTCAGAGCCATACTTTTCTAAACCGGTAGGAACTATGTCTAACTCTGTCTCGCCTTTGCCAAATTTACGCTTAAAACATTCGCTTCTATTACAGTTCGAGCATAAAGGTTCTTTGTTGCAAGCATAATCATACTCTTTCTTTTTAACTGACTGCTCTATTTTTTGTACTTCACCTTGTGTCAATGGCGGATCACACATTTCATTATTAATTGCACCAAGCTCGAATAAAAAATCTGTTTTACCTGACTTTTTAAAAAACACTGCGACATTAGTTATGGCTTCATCTCTACCGCCTTCAGGTACCCCATTGCTGTACAACGTGTTTAAACAGGGTGGACCATCTTTAAACTTATCGTCTATCTTCAAATATTCTATGTCGGCATTGTTTTGAGAATACTTGTCATACAATTTAAAAAAATCTTCTAAAGCACAAGGATTACCCTCGTCATCTAAAGCATATCTTGTACTTTTGTCAGCATCAAAATAAGGTAAATTTAAATAGTTCCCTGTTTGTCCTTTGTCCAATAATAACTTTACTTGTTTAGGAAATATTTCTGAGCCTGCGCAACCTAGAAAAGCAGAAAATTCTTTTAATCTAGATTGCACAAGACCCGCTTTCACAGGGACAGTGAAAAACATAAATACATGTGCACCACCACTTTTTGATCTAAATACTATAAGTGGTAATTTATTATCTCTAATTTTTTTTATTAATTTTAAATGATCAAAGCCGTTGTATCTGTCAATATCAATACACCCCCAACGACATTTATTGTTTTCGTCAATAGGTATGACTCCAAGACTGGCAGTTCCGCTAAGATGATCTTCCCATAATTTTCTTGGAAGACCGTCAGGTTGCCTAACTATCTGATTTTTTCCTTGTAATTTTCCCGCATCGTTTTTATCCTCTGGTATAAATTTGCCGTAAGCAATGTTTAAACCACTAAATATCTCTATAAATTTCTCTATATTCATTTCTGCCCCTTAATTAAAAGGGCGGCCGAAGCCGCCCTAGTATTTAGTATGACGAAGAAGTTGCCGCCTGGCTTTCTTCTTCGTGAGAGACTTTAACAGTATCCTTGCTCACACCTTGTGAAAACAATTTTGCTGCATCATAAGTACCTCTTTCTTGTACGGGACCAACTTTTTGTATGTCCCAACCAAACCACGTTCCTTTCGAATTAGACTGTGGTACAGTTTTTAGCTTATAGATGTGACTATAAGAAGGAGGCGTAAACGGCCCGTTCTTACCTTGCATCTTTAAGCCTAGCATCATAGAGTTCCACTTACGTGAAACTTTTCTTTGCGTAGCTTTCATAGTTATAAGCGCTTGATCATAACCATGCTCACCAACTACCAACACGTAGTGATTGGCTGTTTCGTCAATCACATTACCATTAGGCAATCTGTTTTGGAAATTAGCATCTCTTGGTGCTTGACTGATATCATAATCAGCACCATGGATTGCTACGGGTGCACCGCTGCCTTTACCACGCTCGCCCCACTCTATAAACTCACGTTTATAGTGGCAAGGTATTACATCAATACCTTGTTCTCCGTCAGCTAATGTACCTGAGACAGTATTATAAATCATGCCGGGTTCTGCACCTTCGACATAATTATTACTTGTCTTGTTACACTGAGGAGAGAGTTGACTCAACACTTTCAAAAATGGAAGTGCCAGATCATCGGTAGAACTTACGTTCTCAAGACCGCTCTGTGTTTGCGCATCTGCCATAAACATATTTGCATCGACAGTTGCTATTTCGTTTTTCGTTGTTTTTTGTACTTTGTTCATTGTTATTTTTTCCTTGTTACTTTTGCTTGTCTACCAACAAACGTTTTAAAGATATCTTCAGGTGGTAGATCCGCACCTTTTTCGTGC